CCGAACGCCACGAGCGGCAGGGTCACTCCGGCCGTCATTCCCGCCCCCACCTTCTGCATCTGGCTGCCGAAGTCGTAGGCGCCCTTCTGGGCGTCGTTGAGCTTCGCCTTGAAGTCCTCGTTGTTCAGAACGAGGGTCGCAAATAGCTCGCCTATTTTGAGGGCCATATCGCGTTCACCGCCCGTTCCGCCTCTTCCGAGTCCTCGATCGGCTCAGTCCCCATCAGGCCACTGGCAGCCGCCACCAGCGCCGAGGAGGGGCTCAGGCCCCGCACAAGCGTGCTGAAGCGCCGCCAGGACATCGTCTCGACCGCCGCCCCGAGCTCCAGCCCGTAGTCGCGCTGGAAGTCCGCTTCCAGCAGCGCCCAGCGCTTCAGGATGTCGGACGTTCCCCCGTTCCGGGGGGCAGCAGGTTTCCCTGGTCATCATCCTTGACGCCCGTGTATTGCTCAACAGCCCACCGGAGTATCTCGCCGAGGGCATCCACGTCGATCCCGCTGCCGAGCAGCCGCTCCAGTTGCTCGTCTCCGAACAGGCTGCAGGCGAGCTCCAGCATCGCATCCGGCGGGACGTCCGCCTGCGAGCCGTACTCGCGCTGGAGACGCATGGCACGGATCGGAATAATGGCTGGCATGGAGGCAGGAAGCTCATAATCCTGCCCGCGAATGCGAAAGCGCAACGGCTCTCCGCTGCGCTCTGCCTCCCATGCGTCGAAGTCACGGAATCGCTGGGTCATCAGATGAGATCACCCGACTGCTTCAGCGTGCATTCCCAGATCTGCCCTTCGTCGATCGGGCCTCCGAGGGCGGTCATGCGCGCGCTCGCGTAGAACTCGCGCTCCGTGCCTCCGGGGCTGGTCAGCTTGAACTGCCCGATGGACGCGGTGTCCACTTCCTCCGCAAGCGCTTCGACCGCAGCCTGTCCGGGGTCTACGTCTCCAACGGAGCTTTCCAGCCGGAAGCCCTTCAGGGTCACCTCCATAGTCCGGCGGGCGATCAGGTGCTCATCGTAGTCGCCGGAGTCCTTCGTGGTGATGTCCGCCTCGCGCACGCCGGGCGAGAAGCTTATCTCGGTGAGCCCGTTGATGGGCACATAAACCGCGCCACTGTAGATCTCCGCAATCCATCCTCGCGCCAGAACAACTACTGGGTCTGCCATCTCTTATCTCCTGTCCGGGTTCCACAACCGGACGCTGAAGTTGATTGTCCACTCATAGCGGCCATGCGTATCTTGCCCGAGCCGGTACGGGCCGCTGTTCACTGCTGCCACAAGTTGCACACGTTCCTGATTCGCCACTGTTGTCCCGATGGGCGCGTCCGGCGCCAGGTTGTGCAGGCAGTTATAAATATCGAGCGCGAGCCGGTAGCCGGCGCGCGGATCGCTTTCCGAGCCGCGCACCAGCACCTGTATTGCCGCGGTCTCGCTGCCGAGCCGTGTCAGGGGTGGAGCTCCGGGCCGCGTGTAGACTGCCGCGCAGTCGCTCGGCTCCTCCGGCAGGTGCTCCACGAATACCGGGTCGAAGCCCTGGTTCGTCAGATACTCGGCGATCGCGGCGGACAGCACTAGCTGATGGCTCCCTCGCCGACGACGTAGATGTTGTAGACCACAGACCCGCCGGACGGGTTCGAGATCAGCAACGTCTTGTGCGTCGCGTCCACCGTGTAACCGTCCACCGGCGCTTCCAAGGTGATCCCTCCGCCGGCCTGCAGCACAATCTCGTCGGACGGGTCCGAGAAGAACGCGCTGAGCCCGTTCGAGGAGCCGGCCTTCACCTTGAGCGTGTAGCCTGTGGTCGCAGTCTCCAGCTCGATGCGCAGCGCCTTGATCTTGGTGAACGCGGCGGTCCCGAACGCCGAGACGACGGCCTTCAGGTCCAGCGTTTCATCCGACGCGGTCGTGATCGTGCGCTGGTCGCTCCAGGCGATCTGCGCCTTCCCCGAGCCGGTCCCGTCGGTAAACGTCCGTGTGACGGTCTTGTTCATCGACTCGGCCGGCGTGGTGAGGTCCAGGGTGTTCAGAAACGTCCATTTGATCCGGGTCAGGATCTCAGCTGTCAGCGATTGTGCCATGGGTCATCTCCCTCGCTCCGGTTCCCGGAGCGCAAAACGTCAGAACTTCAGCTCCTTCGCGAGCTTCTCCAGCAGGTCTCCCGATTTCTCGTTGACCGTTTTCTCCAGCCACTTCCCCTCGCGGTTCTGCTGAAACCTGTATTCCGGGTGCTCGTGCAGCCGGACCGCGTAGGGCGTATCGTAGCTCACAGCTGCGATCAGGTCATGGTCTCCAACGCTGAACTGCCCTGAGCGCATCAATGTTCCTTCGTCGTGCGGGACGATCTGATTCGCGCGCTCCAGGAGCACCTTCACGCACTTCAGTAAGCCGGCACGCGCTTTCTGCTCGTTCTCGGCGACGATCTTGCTTGTGTCGAAATCGACCTGCACGCGCAGTGCCATCGGTCAGGCCCTCGAAATCAGGTAGCACTCGACGTGATGGACGCTCTTCCAGCAGCGCAGCGGCTCCGCGCTCACGACCTCGAAGCGCCCTCCGTTGCACGTCACTCTGTCGCCGGCGTGGATCACGGCCTTCGGCTCCACCAGCGCGAGCAGGGAGGCCACGACTTCCTCGCCCTGCGCGTTCGTCACGCGCTTCTGCACCTGCTCGATCCTCGCCTGG